TCTACATACTTCTTTTCTTAGCCCTATCTTTTTAGGGCTTAACCTAATCTTAATCCATACCATTTTATAAAAAACAACTCCCTAACACGCGCCACCTATTGGAAGAAAAACCTTGAGGAGGCGTTTTATGACTTCAAACAAAACAATCACAACAGCTTACAACAAACTAAAGAAAGGAGAACAGCTAAACACTAAGCTTTACTGGGAACTCGTAGCGATAGGGCTACATCCGTGTCAGTTAAAAGAGGCGATAGCTCAAGGCATCTCTTTAAAAACACTCATAAGACCAAAGACAGATGCACTAGATGCACCTGCTAGAGTGTATGAAAGAGAGGTTAAGAGACTATTCAACAATGAAACATATATGAGACAGAATAAATATATTCGCTCATTAGACCAACTGCTACAAACTATATAAGGAGAACTACTATGGCAGAAACTAAAAAGAAACTTGCAAAACTTAATACACCTATTGGAGAGGCTAGATGGTGCTGGCTATATGAGCCTGATACTCGCTTCAAAGATGATGGAGAGTATCACGTAGATTTGGTGTTAAACGCTGAAAATCCAAAGGTAAAAGAGATAGTAGCAAAGATAAAGGCTACCTATGATGACTTCAAAGCAACCTTAGATGACCCTAAGAAAGCTAAGAAAGAGCCTAAGCATCTTGGCTTTGAGCCTGAGACTGATGACAATGGCGATGAGACAGGCAACTTAATATTCAAGTTTAAAGCTAAAGCTACCTTTGTAAATAAGAAAGGCGAGAGAGTAGAGAAGACGCCTCCTGCTGTATTTGATAGCAAGCTAAAGCAAATCAAAGAGCCTATATCAATCTACAATGGCACTACTATGATAGTTAATTTCAGTCCTAGCGGATACTTCAATGGCACAAACAATGGCGTAACCCTGTATCTAAATGCAGTACAGATTATCAACCTTGTAAGTGGCGGTAATGGAGACGCTAAAGACTATGGCTTTGGAGAAGAAGAAGGATACAGCTCAACTCCGTCTATGGATGCAGACGATGACACAGATGAGGGCGAGGTAAATGACGAGGACTTCTAAACCACAGCTAAACAAACAAGGCGAAAGAGTTAGAAGTGGCTTTGAAGCAGCTCTTACTGATGAGCTAACTAAGTTTAACATCAAGTATGACTATGAAGCTGTGAAGATACCTTACCAACCCTTACAAAAGGTTAAGCATTATGTGCCTGACCTTGTGTTAGCCAACGGCATCATCGTAGAAATAAAGGGTAGATTTACAAGTCCTGATAGACAAAAGCATAAAGCTATCAAGGCTAACTACCCTGACTTAGACATTCGCTTCGTGTTTCAAAAGCAAGACCAAAAGATAAACAAAGGCTCTAAGACGTCCTATGCAATGTGGTGCAGAAGCAATGGCATCAAATGTAGTGAGGGGCATATCCCTCCTGCTTGGATAGCTGAGCCTGTTAATGCTACTAATAAGGAGTACATAAAACAATGGGTAAAAAAATAATAATCAATCAAGAAAAACAAGTCCTTGAGTTTTTAAAGCTAGGGCTTACGCTTAACCCTGTGGTTGCTACAAGAGAGCTAGGGCTAATAGGCTCAACTCTAGCATATCACATCCATAACCTAAGACATAAAGGTTGGGATATAGAGACAAGGATAAAGCGGTCAAAGTATAGTGGCAACAAGTATGCCGAGTATCATCTTGACCCATCTTGGAGACTTCTAAGTGAAGCAGAGAAACGAGAAGCCCTCAAAGGACAACGTAGCTTTCATATAAGAAACTTCAAGATTGATGACAGAGTAGAGCTTATAGATGGAACGAAAGGGAGCATAACAGGTATCTACAAATCAAACCTTCTAGTACTTGAAGATGAGAGTGGTAGAGAGAGCCTTATAAATCTTGCAGACATAGCTGTAAAACTAAGGAGATAGCTATGGCAGACTTTTTGAGGCACGAGCCTTGTGAGCTCTGTGGTAGTAGTGATGGTAAGGCTATATACTCTGATGGCTCTACGTACTGCTTCGTATGTGAAAAGGTAGGAAAGGTAGATGAAATGCAACAACAAACAACAAAACCTGAGCCAAAAGTAAAAGGCACTATGATAGCTAATGGCACTATCAAACCTCTAAACAAAAGAGAGATAAGCTATGCTACGTGTGCCTTTTGGAACTATCAGATAGGCAAGGATAGCAAAGGCAACACTTGTCAGATAGCAAACTACTATAACGATAAACAAGAGGTCGTGGCTCAGAAGGTAAGGTATCCTGATAAGAGCTTTGCAGTACTTGGAGATAAGCACCTCCCATTATATGGAGCACAGCTTTGGAGCAAGGAGAACGCAAATGCTATCATCATCGTTGAGGGAGAGATAGATGCCCTTAGTGTCTCACAAGTCTATAACAACAAGCGACCAGTAGTAAGCATACCTAACGGAGCTCAAGGGGCTAAGAAAGCTTTAGCAAAACAGCTTGACTATCTAAATCAATATGAGACAATCATACTAGCTCTTGATAATGACGAGGTAGGACGTAAAGCAATGCTAGAGTGTGCCTCTTTGTTTAAAGCAGGTAGCGTAAAGATGTGCTATTGGAGTGGTGGTAAGGACGCTAATGAGATGCTAGTAAAAGGTATGCTAGCAGATATCCATAAGAATATTAAAGAGGCTAAGGTATGGAGACCTGAGGGCATCATAAGCTCTAATGAACTAGACCTAGAGGAGTTAGTAGCACCTGTTAAACAAGGTATAGCTTATCCATATCCAAGACTTCAAGAGATGACACTAGGCTCAAGAGGTGGAGAGCTTATCATTTGGACTGCTGGTAGTGGCATAGGTAAATCAACAATACTTCGTGAGCTAGCCTATCACTTTGTACTTGCAAATAAGAGTGCAAAGATAGGTATGATATTTCTTGAAGAGAACATTAAAAAGACAGCTCAAGCATTCGTAGCTCTTGATAACAACATCCCCTTAGCAATACTGAGATACAACCCAAGCATACTTACTACTGATGAGTGGCAAGCCTCTAAGGCTAAGCTATTTGATAGTGGCAGGATAGTCTTTTATAAACACTTTGGCTCACTAGAGGGCGAGCATTTGCTTAGTGAGATACGCTATATGGTAGTTGGTCTTGGAGTAACTCACGTATTCTTAGACCACATAAGCATTGCTATAAGTGGTAATGAGAGCGACAATGAACGCAAGGACATTGATATGCTTATGACTTCTCTGCGCTCACTTATAGAAGAGACAGGCTGCCATATAGATGCAATAGTCCATCTTAAACGAACAAATAAAGGTAGCTTCAATGAGGGAGCTCAAGTAAGCCTGTCAGACTTAAGAGGTAGTGGAGCTTTAGAGCAGCTAAGTGATAGTGTAATAGCCCTAGAGCGTAACCAACAAGCTGACGGAGATACTAAAGACATTTCAACACTACGTATCCTAAAGAACAGAGAGATAGGTATAACAGGCGTTGCAGATAGCCTAAGATATAACAGAGAGACAGGTAGGCTAGAAGCAATAGATGAAGATGACAACGAACACTTAAAGGTTGTTGAGACCAAAGTGGAGAACACAGACTTTTAGCAGAAAGGAGAGAAATGCTAGTTTTTGATATTGAGACTGATGGCTTACTAAATGAGCTATCCAAGATACACACAATGACTATCTATGACACAGATACAAAACAATATAAGCGATATGACAAAGAGCATACTAGCGAAGGTGTAGCAAGATTAGATGGTGCAGAGGTTTGCGGACATAACATAATAGCCTTTGACATACCAGCTATAAAGAAGCTTTACCCCTCCTTTAAGCCTAAGAACGTCTTAGATACTCTTGTGATGGCTAGGCTAGCCCTAGCGGACATTAAGGAGTTAGACCTTGCAAAGAAAAACATAAGCACTAAGCTTTATGGCTCACACTCGCTAAGAGCTTGGGGAGAACGTTTAGGAGTGCTAAAGGGAGACTATGGAGAGACTACGGACTGGCAAGAGTGGAGCAAAGAGATGAGCGACTACTGCGAGCAGGACGTTAGAGTTACCGTAGCCTTACTAGAGTATCTTAGTAAGTTTAACCTAGAGGCTAGCTATGCCCTTACATTAGAACATAGAGTGCAAGAGGTCATATCAAGACAGATAGCCTTTGGGTTTATGTTTGATAAGGAGAGAGCTGAAGACTTCTACATAATGCTCTTACAAAGACAGAGCGAGCTCTTAAAAGAGTTTAGGGAGCTGTTTCGACCAAGACTAGAGAGTGATGGAGAATTTACTCCAAAGGTCAATAACAAGACTAAAGGATACATAAAGGGTGTGCCATTTACAAAGCTAAAGCTAAAGGAGTTTAAGCCAAGCTCAGGAGCTGATATAGCTAAATTCTTTATAGAAAAATATAAATGGCATCCTGAAAGCTATACAGATACTAGAGAGCCAAAGGTTGATACAGAGGTCTTAGAACACCTAAGCTATCCTGAAGCTCCTAAGCTCTGTGAGTATCAGCTAATATCCAAAAGACTTTCACAGCTAGCTACTGGCTCACAAGCTCTTATAGGGTGCTGTGAGAGTGATGGACGTATTCACGGATATGTTAATAGCTGTGGAGCAGTAACTGGTAGGATGACCCACTCAAGACCAAACGTGGCACAAGTCCCTGCTGTAAAGATAGACAAAGATGGCAACTATCTCTATGGAGCAGCAGGAGAGTATCAAACAGAGTTTAGAGAACTCTTTATAGTGCCAAAGGGCTACAAGCTAGTTGGCTGTGACGCTAGCGGACTTGAGCTTAGGACACTCTCACACTATCTAGCACGCTATGATGGCGGTGCTTATGGACGTGAGGTAGTTAGTGGAGACATACACACAGCAAACCAAAAGGCTGCTGGACTACCTACAAGAAACTCAGCAAAAACTTTCATCTTGACTAACAAGTTAAGGATGACTTTATGGGTAACTATAATGACAAAAACAAGGTTAATTCAGGGGAACTCTTACTAGGTAATGCTAAAGACAATCCTGAGCCAAGTCAAGTATTAGTATATACAAAACTCAATAGACCAAAGAGCAAACAAACAGCTCATCCAAGCAAATATCCACAAGGCTACTTCAAGCCTAAAGCCTGCAAGAAATGCTCTAAAATCTTTATACCTAAAGCACCAAGTGAGTGTTACTGCTCTGATGCTTGTAAAGATGAAGCAACAATCGACCACTACCTAACAAGAGAGTATGGTGTAACTTACGCAGATTACGTAAGGATGTATGCAGAGCAAAAAGGTAGATGCAAGATATGCGGTGGAGAGGGCTTTAAAGTTAAAGAGTGCCACATAATAAAACTCGTATTAGACCACGACCATAAGACTGGTAAGGTAAGAGGTTTATTATGTCCTAGCTGTAACAAAGCTTTAGGGTTATTTAAAGATAATCCTGAGTGGCTAAGAAACGCACAACAATACTTGGAAGGTGCAACGACTATTATGTAAGGCACAAGCTTATGGTGTCTGAAACGCCTTGCTCCTAGAGATAGGATGAAGATATAGTCTGAGCTGTATAGAAATATACAGATGCCTGCAAAGGCTGGTAGGGGCTTGCGACCCCTATTGAACGTAACTGATAGCTGGCTTTACGGCGGTGGAGACTTAAGGATAGGCTTAAGTATCAACAACCCCTTAGAGCAAGTTAGGAAACTTAAGGCTGAGTATCCTAAAAAATATGAAGAATACAAAAAGAGATTTCTAAAAGATAGCTTTACAAAGGATGGTAAGCATTACACTAAGGTAAGCAAAGGTAGATGGGTAGAACTTAACTCTGACCTAATATGCTATGCCATAGATGGTTGGCTTATAAAGGAGAGATTTCTAAAAAGCTTACCTGCCCTTACAAGCCTACGTGAAGACGTAGCAGCTAAAGCAAAATCCCAAAAGTTTATTAAAGGTTTAGATGGGCGAACCCTAAAGATACGCTCAGCACACTCAGCTCTTAATGTGCTTCTACAAAGTGCTGGAGCTATCGTGATGAAGCAGTATCTAGTAACCCTTGATGAACTCTTACAAAGGGAGCTAAAGGCTGGAGATGATTATGAGTTTGTGGCAAACATTCACGACGAGGTGCAAATCCAAGTCAAGGAAGAGTATGCCACTAGAGTTAGTGAGATATGCCTAAAGAGCTTTGAGCTTGTTACAGAGTTCTTTAAGTTTAGGATACCACTAGCAGGAGAAGCCAAGATAGGCAACTCTTGGAAAGAAACGCACTGATAAAGGATAGATGATGTTATTTGAAGAAAAGATAGATATTGCTCTTAATAGATTTATGCTCTCAAGCATTGTTGGCTTGGTAGCTATGATGATTTTTATAGAGGTAATAAGATGAGACTTGGCTCACTATTTAGTGGGCTTGGAACTGCTGAGATAGCTACTAAGGCTGTGTTTGATGATGCTAGATGTGTCTTTGCTTGTGAGATAGATAAGTATGCTAGAGCTAGCTTTGAAGCTAACGTCTCTTGTGAAGAGTTTTACAAAGATGTAAGAGAGATAGATGGCTCTAAATACAAAGACAAGATAGACATCTTAATAGGTGGTAGCCCTTGTCAAGACTTCTCTCTCGCAGGCTTAAGAGCAGGCATAGCAGGAGAAAGAGGGCAACTACTCTATGAATATCTAAGAGTTTTAAAAGAAGCTAGACCAAAGTATTTTATCTTTGAAAATGTCAAAGGACTTTTAAGCATAAACAAAGGTAAGACTTTTAACACATTACTAGAATACGTTAAAGAACTTGGATATTTCTTAACATATCAAATCCTTAACACTAAAGACTATGGGATACCTCAAAACAGAGAGAGACTATATTTAGTTGGGAGTAAAGAGGATTTAGGCATTAGCTTCAAAAAGCCTGTAAAGCTTACCAAGAGCATTAAAGACTTCTTGGATACTGATAACAATAAGTATCTAAACAAACCCTATGAACTCTTACCAAAACCCATAGGCTCATCTATCATTCAAGTAGCAAAGACAGATTGCTCTAGAGCAAATATGAGAAGGGTTTATAGCGTTGAGGGTGCTTCTCCGTGCTTATTAGCAGCAGCAGGAACAGGTGGAAACAATCAAGTTAAAGTGCTTATACAAGACAAGATAAGAGTTTTATCCCCTAGAGAATACCTAAGGCTTCAAGGCTTTGATGATAGCTACAAGATAGTTGTTAGTAACTCTCAGATGTATAAGCAAGCAGGAAATGCAATGAGCTTAAATGTGCTTACTATGGTTTTAGAAAGTATCAAAGAGGCTCATAAAGGTGCCTAGGAAGCTCTAGGTTAAACGAACGCTTCTTAGATGATAAATGAAGCCTTAAAGGGTTAAAAGCTCTCTAAGGCTCTGCAAATGATTTTAAAAGGATATATAATGATGATGACACTGGAAGAAAAGATAAAGATAATTACTGCTTACCATAACAAAGAGACAGTAGAACGTCTTTATGAATATGATGGAGTAGAGGTGTGGCAACCAGTAGGTTTAGATGCTTGGAACTTTGAATTAGGTCAGTATCGTATTAAACCTAACTCTGCACCTAAGTTTAAAGTAGGAGACGTATTAGTAGATAAAACTGAAGAAGGTAAAGCTAATCCAGCACTATATAAATGTACAGAAATAAGTAACGACTGGTACTACTTCGATGGTGGAGTTGGAAGAAGTAAAAAGTTTGCCCATAGTAACTTCATAGATATAAACGAAGTGCTATGGTTCTTTACTGGGGTAACTCCAGATAACGCTAATAAATTACTTAATACGACTATGACAACAATACCAGATATTCAAGAATACTATAAAGGACAGATAACAGATATTACACCTATGTACTCTATAGGATTTAGATTACCTATCAGTAATAAGGAGACAGT